GTTTGGGTCACCTTGTCGTTGCACTGCTGGCATGTTATCCCATTAAGATTTTACTGCGCACAGGTTTGATACCTGTTGTGGCTTCTAAATAACTGTCCCCAACGTCTTCACGTACAGGAGCGATCATGGCCACGCTAGATTTATTTACCGTGACTTCTGCCTCAGGATCTGCGGTAAACAAACTATTCATCAGTTGTATGCCTTGCTGTCCGGGCACCACTGCCACGGGCTTGCTCAAGGTGTAAGTATCCCCATCAATGCTGATGATTTTTGCCACAATTTCTTCACCATAGCCCATGCGCATGGTGTATGTGTTTCCTGCTTCAATCATTTAGTTTCTTTCTAAGTTCGTTAAATCCACCCACGTATTCTTCATCCAAGAAGATTTGTGGTACTGATCTGGCAGTTGGTACTGCTTCTAATAATTGTTCACGTGTCCAGTCTTGACTGATATTGCGTACTTCGTATTCAATGCCTTTCATTTCTAACAGGCCTTTGGCTTGTTCGCAGAAGGCGCATTGATCTTTGCTCCATACTATTGCTTTCATTTGGTTTTCCTTATAGATCGGGTAATTCGTCGTAGTCTAGTTGATCACTCATGACGCCGATAACATAGTTAGTTGATTCGTTCTCTTGCAGTGCAGTTTGTTTCTTCGACGTGTCCACATGTTTCATGAACCAAGGAATTGGTGTGCTGCGTGGTGCAGGTTCCAGATACTTGATACCAATCTCTTTGAGTGCGCCCACTGCTGTGTAGTCCACAAAGTCTTTCAAAATCTGTGCATTGAGTCCAATCACCGGACCTTTTTGGAACAGGTAGTCAGCCCAGGCTTTTTCTTCGCGGATCACATCCAGGTACAACTGATACACTTCGGCTTCACATTCGGCCTTAGCAGCAGCAAAGCGCGGATCTTCTTTGACCACTTGGTTGATGATCCAAGCAGTCCAGTCCTTGTGCAGGATCTCGTCTTGCAGGATCAGGCTGATGATATTGCCATTGCCGATAAAGATACGGTTCTCAACCATGGCCAATGACGTGGCAAAGCTGACCATGAAGCGGAATGCTTCCAGTGCGTAACTTGCGTTGAGTGCCAACCAAATGGCTCGGATGTGTGCTGCTTCTTTAACAGGAACTTCCAGTTCCTTTTCACAGTTGACCATGTGCAAGTGATCATAGTAGTTGCCCACACTTGATGCCATGTCCACAATCTCTTGTGTGTCGTGAATGGTGTTGAACACATCCTTGGGCACATTGTAGATATTGCGAATGATGTGGCTGTAACTGCGGCTGTGGATGTTGGTTTCGAAGAAACTCCAGTTGTACATCAGGGCTTCCAGTTCAGGAATGCCCACCACAGGAGTAAACACCTGTGCCGGACCGCGCCCTTGCAAACTGTCCAAGGCTGTTTGACGCAGCAAGTTGCTGGTAAAGATATGCTTGACAGTGTCACTTGCTTCCTTGAAGTCGTTGGCATCTTTGGTCAATGACACTTCCTCAGGTATCCAAAAGAAGCCACGTGCTTCTTGTTCAAACTTCACAAGTTTGTTGTACTTGACTTCTTCAAAGCGTTGGATTGTGACAGGCCCTGCTGGGTCAAGAAACATCTTGCGATGTAAGTAATCTGTTTTGGTGGCTAGGTTGTATTGTGCTTGGCTCATGTTTTTTCCTCTATTTTATATGTTATTTTTCCTGTACAAAGATCTTGTGTGATGGTCACTGTGCTGTTAGGCAAATTTACCACAGCAGGATTTTCTGGCGGCTGCCAATGACCAGTGTCTAAATAAAGACGTTCATTGCCATGTTGCATGCCTACTCTGAGTATGATCAATACCGGCTGGGTGTCTATGTCTATTTTGAGTTCGCGTATGGGATTGTCTACAAACCTGGCATTGGCGTCAACGACGTATCTTCCAGCATAAGTGTTATTGGTAGCCCACTGTAAATAATTAGCCTGTGACCACAGTTCAGTTATGCCCTGCGGCAAACTTGTTTTTGGTTTGATTGACCTGTGATATTTTTTTGACAGTAACAGATTTATAGCAGATACAAATTGTGTGCTAACATCAACCCCAGGCGCAAATTGATTCTTTTCGTGAGCCTGAGGTAATCTAGCAGCCACCTCCACAGATATTGGTGCAGCATAGATTTCTAAAAAATATTGCCCAGGCAAAAATCTTGTTCCAGTTGCTCTAGGCAAACTGTTGTACAAACCTTCGCCCCAGATGTTACTATCAACTGTTTCTGTGAAAATTACACTTGCAGGATGATTACAGGTATGATCGTAATGTTGATTCAGCAATGTGATGCGATCTTGCAGTTTCAACATGTTAATTATTTCGCAACCCAGTTGGTAACGATCCTTATCTGACTCATAGGCAATAATACTACGAGCGCCGTGTTTTAGTGCCAGCATGCTCAGCAGACCTGTGCCAAATCCAATCTCCACACAGTGTTGATCACGAACTTCGGTCAATATTTTATCATAGAATTGATTTCGTGCAACGTCATTTATCATTGGCAGATACACGCCATTCTGAGTGTTAAAATCAATATTTTGTAACCAGTCCATGATTATAGCTTACAGGATTCGCAGTCTTCCGCATCGTCAAAATCAATGACTTCCAATGGTGCTTCTTCCTTGGCCGCTTTGGCACCTTGCTTGTTGATCAGGCTGTAATAGAATGTTTTGATACCCCAGTGATGTGCTTGCATCAAATTCTTGGCAATCAGCGTGGTAGGTACTTTGCGATCTGGCCAGTGTGCAGGATTGTAGAATGTGTTGGTGCTGATACTCTGGTCAATGTATGCTGCCAACACAGCGGCTGTTTTTAAATAGCCAACACAATCTTGCTGTTGCCACATCAGTTGATATCGGTTTTTTAGTTTATGGTACTCGGGTACAACTTGTGTGAGACTTCCTGCCTTGCTTTCCTTGACGGAGATCAAACTCATGGGCATTTCAATGCCATTGGTTGAGTTGATAACGACCGAACTAGACTCCACAGGTGCTACTGCCATCAGTGTGGCATTGCGCACACCGTATGCTCGCATGTTGCCACGCAGGGTGTTCCAATCCAAGGCAGGATCGGGCGTAAAGTCTGTTAGTTCGTTGACTCCTTTGGCTCTGCGTTCCCAAGGAAACTCGCCCCGACCATAGCGTGTCTTGTCGCTGTCCTTGCAACGACCACGTTCTCGGGCCAGTTCCACAGTGGCTTCGGTCAAGTAGTATGCTTGGTGCTCCATCCATGACTTGACTTCTGCCAGGGCATCCTTTTCGCCATACTCCAGGCCACGTTTGGCGTGCCAGTAAGCAAGATTTGTAATACCAATGCCCAAGGGCTGAATTTCATCATTGCTGAGTTGACTTTGAATACTCAAGAAGTCTTGGTAGTCCAAGATGTTGCACAGGCTGCGTTGAAGTACACGACAGGCTCTGCGCATGTCTTCAGGATGGCGGAACGCACCCCAGTTGATTGACCCCAAGGTACACAATGCAATACGCCCTTCCTCATCGTCTAGACGCTTGAAAGGTTTTGTAGGAAGTAAAATTTCACAACAGAGATTGCTCTGGTAAATGGTATGGTACTCAGGATCAAATGGTCCTTGATCCATGACATTGTCAATGAACACTAGATAGATACGTCCAGTATCGGTTCGTTCCTTGAGAATACCACTTTTGAAAACTTCCTCCGCAGCCATCGTTTTCTTACGGAGGCCGGGCGTCTTTTCATATTTGATATAAAGTTCTTCAAAGCGAGCGGTGTCTTGATAAAATGCTTCATAAAGGTCAGGTACTTGATTGGGGTCAAAGAATGTTATGTTCTCTTTGTTTTTAAAACGTCTCCAAAAGAATGCACTCAGTACAACACCATAGTCCATGTGGCGCACACGAGTTTCTTCTGTGCCTTGATTGTTTTTAAGCACAATAAGGTCATCAAACTGTAGATGCCAGATGGGATAGAACACCGTGGCCGACGCATTGCGAATACCACCTTGACTGCAACTACGTAAGTCGCCAAACCACTTCTTAAGGAAAGGGATCATGCCAGTGTGCATGATTTCGCCACCACGAATGGGGCTACCCAATGGGCGTAGTCGCCCAATCTCTAGGCCAATGCCAGCACGTTTGCTGGCGTACTTGGCCATCATCTCACCGCTGGCAAATATGCTATCGAGATCATCGTCTGATCTAATAAGAACACAACTGCTAAACTGCTTAGTAGGAGTACCAAGGCCAGCCAACACAGGTGTGGCCAAAGTGAAGAGTCCGTCACTGGCCGCTGTGTAGTATTCTTTGATATAACGCATGCGAGCTGTGTTAGGTTCTTCTTTATGGAATACAGTGGCAGCAGCCACCATGTATCTAACTTGCGGAGTTTCATATGTTTGTCCTGTGCTACGATTCTTTACTAGGTATTTTTCAATCAAC